ATCTTACTTAAACAAATAAATGAGTGACTTTATATGGGTTGAAAAATATAGACCCAAAACAATTGATGATTGTATTCTTCCACAAAGTATTAAAAACACATTTAAAGACTTTGTAAAATCAGGTGAAATTCCAAATATGCTTTTGACTGGGCCACCTGGTGTTGGAAAAACAACTGTAGCAAAAGCACTTTGCCATGAATTAGGAGTAGATTCCTATATTATTAATGGATCAGATGAAGGTAGGTTTTTGGATACCGTCAGAAATAATGCTAAGAACTTTGCATCTACAGTCTCCCTTACATCAACTGCTAAACATAAAGTAATTATTATTGATGAAGCAGATAATACTGGCAATGATGTTCAACTCTCATTGAGAGCATTTATTGAGCAGTTTTCAAGTAATTGTCGTTTTATATTTACTTGTAACTTCATAGAGAAAATTATAGAACCAATGCGTTCAAGATGTGTTGTAGTTGATTTTCGTATTAAAAAAGAAAATAAAGATGAAATTTCACATGCATTTTTTAAAAGAGTAAAAGAAATTCTTGATAAAGAAAAAATTGAGTATCAAGATATAATACTTGCAAAGATTATTAATAAACATTTTCCAGATTGGAGAAGAGTTTTAAATGAGTGTCAAAGATATTCAATAGGTGGTAAGATTGACTCTGGTATACTTACAACTTTTGGTGACGTTGATGTTGATGATCTTATTGTTCATTTAAAGAAAAAGAATTTTTCAGAAGTTAGAGACTGGGCAAACAAAAATTGGTATGACGATACAACTACACTTTTACGTCGTATCTATAATGGTCTTTCAAAAGAGGTCGATGGGCCAAGTATAGCTGCCATTGTGCTTATAGTTGCTAAGTATGATTATCAGTCTGCCTTTGCAACAGATAGGGAATTAAATTTACTTGCTGCTCTTACTGAAATGATGGTGGAGTGTAATTTTAAATGAAATATAATCAAATCTGTTTAACACTTTTAGTAATATTATCTTTATTGAATTATTTAAAATGAAAGTTATAGATAAAGTTCCAGTTGATTTTGCAAATAAAGCAGCAGATCAATTTATAAATTACTTTAAAAATTATAGTTGTCTTGAGGATTACCTTCGCTTTATTAAAAAGCAAGTAATTCAAGATTTCGAATCAGATAGTGGCGAGAGTAGAGCAGATTTATCTCAGTTTTTAGATGAAGGTAGTATTGGAGATGATTTTTTTAATTCTGATATTCATCCAGAAAAAATGGATTTTGATATTAGGTTTGTCGGAAATAGATTTCATAATGGTATAGATCAAAAATATTATAGAAGAGTTTTAAAGGCAGTATCATCTCATAATAACGAAGATAATATTCCTGGTAGAGAATTAAGAATGATGGTATATGAAAAGAATAGTAATAAGGTAGTGGGATTTATTCGAATGCAATCTCCACTCATAAATTCCAAACCAAGAAATCTCTGGTTAGGTAAAGCACCAGACCTTAAGATTTTTAATCGTCATGCAGTTATGGGATTTGCTATCGTTCCAACTCAACCATTTGGATATAATTATCTTGGTGGTAAATTACTAGCATTAATTTGTGTATCTCATTTTATGCGAGAGAAATTAAATCAAGTATTTGAAAAAGATATAGCCCTTTTTGAAACAACATCTCTTTATGGTTCGAGTAGTTCTTCATCTCAGTATGATGGACTAAAACCTTTTATGAGACATAAGGGTTTAACTGATAGTAAATTTATACCTGTTTTATATAAGAAAGCATTTCATCAACTTCATGATGAATTTAAAAAATACAATAATGATCAACCGTTGACTGAAAATAAAGCATCATCTAAGAAACTAAAAAGACAAACAAAAATGATTTCTATCATTCGAAATTCCTTAGAAGATTTAAACAAATTAAAAGAATTTAATGATGTTATAGAAATGGCACATAATCTTACAGAAAAGAAAAGATTTTATATGTCAACTTATGGTTATGAAAATGTAAGAGAAGTTATTCTCGGAGAACAAGACAAATTAGTTCGTGGTCAGAACTGGGATAAGTTTTATCTTGAGAATATAATTTCATGGTGGAAAAAGAAAGCAGGTAAAAGATATGAGAAATTAAAAAGAGAAGATAGGTTTAGAGATAAGGTCGAACTCTGGACTGAAGATGATGATATTCAAATTATAAGATGAGTTACGAATTGAAAGACTGGTTGAACTCAATCAACCTTAACAAAAAGAATCTATTTGAAGATGATCCTACAGCAAAATATCCTGCCTATATCATCAATCGTTGCATGTCTGGTCATCTAGATACAATTCTTTTTGCGAATGAAATGAACTTAAATGCACACTTGGATAAGCACCTTCAGTATTCCTTTTTTCTAAATAGTGTGAGGAAGCGAAAGAGATTCTCTCCGTGGCTTCGTAAGGATGAGATCAAAAACCTTGATTGTGTGAAACGTTATTATGGATATAGTAACGAAAAGGCAAAGCAAGCTCTACGTATCTTAACTAAAGAACAACTGAATTTTATCAAA